TTTTTCTATAAAAATCAGATTTTTATAGAAGTTCATATATATTCTTATAGTTTTACATACCTTTTATTTTTTCAAAGTTCTATAAAAATCTATAAAAATCTATAAAAATTGTTATTTTTATAGAAATTATTGGATATTTTTTTTTAATTTAAATTTTTTTTCTAAGTTATAATTATAATACAAAAAATGTCAAATTACACTTGTTTTAGATGTAATAGAAATTTTAGAAGAAAAGACTATTTAACTAAGCATTTACAGCGTAAATTTCCTTGTAAAGATGCTAATTTATGTGAAACTTCTATAAAAAATGATTTTGGTTATTCTGAAAAAAATAACCAAAATAACCAAAATAACCAAAAAATAACCAAAAATAACTGGTTAAATTTGGATATAAAAAATATAGTAAATACAACTGATATTATACCAATATCCGCTTCAAATAATAGTTTTAGTTGTAAATATTGTAATAAAGAATTTAAATATAAATGTAGTGTTTCAAGACATATAAATACTCTAAGATGTAATAAAATTCCTAAAAAAGTTATTAAAAATATAATAAATACATGTAAAAATAAAGAAATAGTTAAAATAAAAAATAAAAAAAATAATAAATTAATAAATATTTCAAATACTAATAGTAATAATATAAGTAATAATAATATAATTAATAATACATTAAATAATAATAATATCAATACAATTAATAATAATAATATACATATAAATTTAAATCCATTTGGAAAGGAAAATATTAATTCAATAACAAAAGATGAAAAAATAAAAGTATTAAATGAAATGTTTCTAGCATTTCCGAAAGCACTAGAAAAAATACACTATAAAATTCCTGAAAATAATAATTTTTTTTTAACAAATAAAAATAATCAGAATTTCATAACTTTATATAATGGAGAAGGATTTATTTATGAACATAGTAATAAGTTTAAAGATAAACTTTGTAATAATATAATGGAACAGTTAGAAGATTGGTTTAATGAATATAAAAGCAAATTATTAAAAAAAAAAAAAAAAATATTAAAACAAGTATTTGAGGAATTCTATGAAGGTCAGTTAGATGAAAAATATTATAAAGAGGTTGATAAATACTTACTTACTTATTCTGATAATATAAAAACTATTTTAAAAGATACAATAAAAAAAGTAAAAGAAAATAATATAAAAAACATACAAAATAATATTATTATTTAATATTTTTTTATAGTATTTATTAACAAACTAATAAAGAAATAATATCATTAATATTATTATTATTAAATTGTGTTTCTCCTTTTTGTTTTTTAAAAACTAGAATTTGTTTATATTTTTTAACAACAGTTAATAATTTTTCTTTAATATTTATATTAATTGTTTTAATATCAACAATATATTTAATTAAACCTTTTAAGTCTTTATTATTTATTTTTTGTAAAATTTGAAACCATTTATTATAAATCTGAGAATGATTTTGATTATTACTTAAAAATAATAATATTTGATTCTGTTTAGAAGTTTTTTCTACTTCAATATGTTCTTGTAGTTTTATTATTGTATTTTTTCCTTCTACTGTTTTTCCTTCTACTGTTGTTCCTTCTACTGTTGTTCCTTCTACTGTTGTTCCTTCTACTGTTGTTCCTTCTACTGTTGTTCCTTCTACTGTTTTTCCTTCTACTGTTGTTCCTTCTACTGTTTTTCCTTCTACATCTATATTATTATTTAAAAAATTAAATTCACAATTAATAACATTATTATTACTAAAAGTAATTTGACATCCTTCGCCAATATCCATATTTTTTAATTTAATTAAATATTCTTTATTTAAATATGGATCTAAATCATAAGTTGTAACAGTATTATCTTCTTTTTCATTTACTAAAGGTTCTATTTCTATTTTATTTATATTATCTAAATGTATTTTTGTAAATTTGTGTTTATTAAGTTTATCTTGTGTTTTAAATATTAAATTACATAAAACACATTTAAATTTACTTTTATTACTAATGCTCATATTATTATTTAATCAATACAAATGTATTTTAAATATAAAAAATAGTAGTTTAATAATACTTAAATTAATTTATCAATATTAAGATAAAATGTGTTTATTTTATATATTATTTTTTATTATTTGTAAATAAATCAATTAAAGTTTGTTTTAAGTTAATATTTGTAAATAAATGACTTGTTTTGTCTTCTTTTTTATTAATTAAACTAGTATTATTTGATATTTGATGTATTCCAAAACAAAAACGACAACACCCATTTTTAGTATAAGGAGAGTATCCTTCATAACAATAACATGTATTTATTAAATTATTAGTTTTAATTTTATTATTCATTTTTTAATTATAATATTTAATTTATTATATTAATCTTATTTAATTAATTAAACTTATTTTATTTTTAATTTTTATTTCATTTTAATTTAATTTTATTCGCAAAGTAATAACCTAGTAAGTTAGAAATAATATCAATTATTTTATTACAAATATTTTTTTCATTCCAATATTTTTCTTCTATTATCCAATATTTCTTTAATAAATTATAAGTAAAATTATTATTACTTATTAAATATTCAAATATTTCCCATAAAATACCAATTATTAAAACTAATAAATATTTATTTTTAAAATATAATCCAAAAATAAAGTATTGTAAAAAATGAACAATTGTTAATTTATCAAATACTTTCATATTTATTAGTATGTATTAATTTAAAAATTAAAAAAATAATTAATATTAAAAAATTAAAAAGTATTAAATTTTAATACCTTTTACCTTTTTTCTTTTTACTATAACGTTGTCCTCTTTTATTCTTATTCTTATTCTTATTCTTATTCTTATTCTTATTCTTATTCTTATTTTTATTTTTACTATATTTATTTTTCTTATTTCTTCGCAAATCTGAAAAACTATCCATTTTATTAGAAATCATGTTCTTTTCAGTAAAACAAAAAGGTATTTTTTCTTTATAAAATTCTTTCACAATATCAAATAAATGTTGAGGAACTTGATTACAAATATTAAGTTTCAAAACATTACTATTTTTATTAAACATAAATAATTCATCGTAAAATACTAATTTACTATGTGTTTTTAAAAGACTATCCATATTAATTTTTGAATCTATATTACCAATAGAAAAACAAGAATTATATATTTTTCTATTATGATTTGTTAAACTAGATATATTTACAAACATACCTTGAAGTAATGCTAATACTATTCTATCATCTATTTCCATTTCATAATCTATATCAAAATTAAAAAATTTATGAAGAGGAGAGAACCTTCCACTACCTTCTTGATTCTTACTTGATTTTAAATAATCAATATCCATTATTCTTTCTTCTGTGTTACTTGCTTTGTTACTTGCTTTTTTACTTGCTTTTTTACTTGCTTTGTTACTTGCTTTTTTACTTGCTTTTTTACTTGCTTTTTTTTGAAAAACTCTAGCTTTTTTTAAATTAGTGCTTCTCATAACATCTTTTAAGGTCATGTGTATTTGTTGAGACATTCTTTTCACTAATTTAAGCTTTCTATAATTTAAAAAATGTTCAACACACCATTTTTTAATTGTTTTTTCACTTTTATCATATGCTTCTTTTTTTGAAAGAGGTTTTATACTTTTAAGACTTTTAATTAATGTTTGTTTACTAGATAACTTTTTACTTTCTGCACCACCATTTAATTGTTTTTGTGTAATACTTTGCTTTATTGATTTAATAATGTTCTTATCAATTTTTAACTCTTTTAATAATTTAATAGATTTTTGCAGTCTTTTAGGACTTGATTTTAAAACAGTTTTTTCTTTATTTTCTTTAATATGTTCTATTATACTTTTTTTTTGTGGTTCAACTAGATTTGTTCCAACTAATAGTTTCGGTTTTAATTCAGCCTCTTTTTCTCTAAATATTTTATAAGCCTTTAATAAACTAAATGTATCACCATAAGAATGTGTTAATAATCTTCTAGAATTAATAAATTGTTGTTTTTTCATATTATTTATTTTTGCGTTTTTCTTTTTATCTGGTCTAAATTCTGGAAATATAGTATTTATCATACCATCCGTTACTATCATTAAAGCAATCATATCCGCAACACTACGACTACATTTATAATAATAACTAGCAATAAGAGCTTTAGCCATTTGTGGTTTAATTGCTCTAAATTTAGAAAGTGCATATCCTAAATCTGTCATTTCTCCTTTATCATTTTTTGAACTAATTGCTCCAAGTGCAAATAAAATTTTAAAAGCACTATCAATAAAAATTTTCTTTGGAGGACTAATAAATTCGTTTAAAAATCCTTTTAAATCTCCTATTGTATTAATATATTCCAATTTCATTAAATCCAAAATATCACTACTAATATCACTTTTTTGAATACTAGGTGTTGGATATTCTTGCAATTTATTAGACCATTGTTCTGTATATAAATGATAACATATACCTGGTTTAGTTCTTCCACATCTTCCACGACGTTGGTGGACTGCTGATTTAGCAACTGGTTCTTCTGTTAGACAACGAGCCATTGTTCTTGGATCATATGAATCTTCATATTCTAATCCACTATCAATAACATATACAACACCATCAACAGTTAAAGATGACTCTGCAACATTTGTTGCCATAACAACTTTTCTTGTATATTTCATTCCTTTATCACCTACTAAATCTAAATAAAGTAATTCATCTGTTGCTAAATTTTCATCTTCTTTTGTTGTATTACCAGCCAAAACTACACAGAATGGATTTATTTTAATATTTTTAGTTTTTCTTAATTTTGTTGCTTCCCTATTTAAAGTTTCACAAAGCATTTTACCATCACTTGATGCTCTTATAAATACAAGTATATCTCCATCTTCGGTTGTTTGTAAAATTGTCATGATTCTTTTAATTGCTAATTCTTTCCATTCATTTGGTTTAGGTTGTTTATCAAGCCAATGATCTTCTATTTCATAAGAAGTATGAGAACCTGCGTCAACTTCTCCAAATTTAAATTCTGGAAATGGATAATAATTACGAAAATCTTCTAAATTAATAGTTGCACTCATAATAACAAGTTTAAGGTCTTTTCTTTTATGAAGTGCTTTTTTTAATAAAAGTAATAATTGGTCAGTTTGAATACTTCTTTCATGTGCTTCATCAATAATAATACATTTATACTCTGATAGATAGGGGTCTGAACCAGTAATTTTTGATATTATACTACCAGTTGTTGTAAATATAAGTTTAGTATTTTCATTTGTTTTATTTTCTCCACGAAAATAATAACCAACTTCTTCACCTACTTTAACATCTAGACATTGAGCAGCAAATTCCGCTGTGCTTCTAGTAATTACTTTTTTTGGTATAGTGCAAATTACTTTTTCCCCATAATCAAAAGCATGTAGTGCTATTTTTGGAATAAGAACTGTTTTACCAACACCAGTTCCTGCCTTAGCAAGTGTTACCTGATTTTCTTTAATAGATTCAAGTATTTTATCTTTATGAAAATATACTAATTTAGATTTCCAAATTTTAGCAAGATTAGAATAAGTAGCATTCATTACTTCACCATTTATATTTTTTTTATTATGAGAATAAAGATTTTTATAAGGTTCCATTGTTAGTGGATTCATATTTAAACCTTCTGGATCGTATATACCATAATCTAGAGTTTCAAGTAATTTTTTACTTAATTTATTTAATGATTTAATTGTTGTGGATTTTTTAGTAGATTTTGTTGTGGATTTTATTATGGATTTTTTAGTAGATTTCTTTGATTTACTAATTGATTTTTTTGATGACATATTTGTTTAATATATAATAAGATAATAATAAATTGGATTTTTAATTATAAATAAAATTGAAATTATAATTATAAATTTTTTTTAATAATACTTTATCAGTTATTTTAATATTATAATATGTCTTTACTAGATAAACTTTTTAAAACTCCTATTAATGGAATTAATGGAATAAAAGGAACACCAACTACACTAGAACAATATATAACAACTATAAATCCTAAGGGATTAAAAGATGTTTGTTCAGAATGTTGTAATAGTTTAAATTTAGCTTTTGAACAATTTTATAAATCTATTTTTAGTGCGTCTTCTTCAATAAAAATTAAACAAGAAGAAATTGTTTATAATTCAAATGATGATTTATGTATACAATTACTTCCTCAATTTCAAAATAAGAAAATTAC